CGGATAGACGATACGCTCACGGCTTGGGGTTCGCAGGTTGATGGTGTTGTCCGTGCCTACCGCACGAGGGTCGCCCGTCCCGAACGAGTTGACCTGTGGATGAGCATTTGCAAGGTCCAGCAGGGCTTGCTTGATTTTTATCCAAGACATAATTCTGGAGTTTCAGTATGTTTTTTTTGTGTGCGCCCATCGTTAGCAGTCATTACACGCCCCAAGTTGTCCGTAGGGATAGGGGTAGTCCAAGTTGCTGATTCCCATCCTTCGGTTGCGGTCAAGGACCATTCCTGTCCGGTAATTCGTAGCGTTCGGGTAGATGGTATCCAAAGCAGACGGAGGCGAGTTCCAGAGCGGATAGGAGTTGCGGTTCTCCATGAGGTAGCGAGTAATCCGCTCGGAATACCACTCCGCATCGTTCTTGACTTTATCGGTCAGCCGGGTAATCTCTTCCATGCTCATCTGGCTGCTTTCCTCGCTCGTTCTACGGACCATGCCCTTGTTCATGTACTTGAACGCAAGGACCATCGGCAACTCGTAGTAGAGCCATTGAATCATTGCAGGCTGGATGTAGTCCTCCAGCAGCGTTTGGTTGAGTGAAGACGTTGAACCGCTGACCACTTGGCTGACGAGTTCCCCGTACAACGGAGAGCCAACGATGGGCTGAATCCGCATCTCCTGCACCTTGACAACCGTTGGACGGATTTGCGTGTAACTGACGTTCTCGTTGATTATCGAGTTGTCGAGCAGCGTTTCTTCGCTTATAAAGAGTGCCTTCATGCCTTCGTGATTTTATTGCCTTTACGGATGACCAACTGCTGCTCCCATACGTGCCTGCATTGTGGCCTGTTCACTCCGCTCGGTGTGTGATACCAACCGCCCCTCCTGTTCCAAACGGAGTAGCCCATAATCGCAGAAATCCCGTCGATGTCGTCCCTCGTGTAAACCTTGCCTTGCCCGGCCAAGTCAAGCATGACCTTGCAGAACTCACGGCTTGAACCTTTGTCCTTGTTGCTAAAGCCCGTGGCCCATGCATACTTGTAACGCACTTCTAAGACTGGCTCTGCGACTTCCTTCACGTTCTTGGGCAGGTTCTGCTCGGCTATCTTGTCCACGGCCCGGCTGATTGGGTAACGGTCTTTTGTGATTAGGTAAGCGACTCGCTTGGCGACCTTGGCTTTGCTGACCCCGAATTCCTTTGCCATTTCTTCAACGCTGGCTTCCCGGTTCTTCTTGCGGTAAGCCTCAATCTTCAGGTCCAATTCTTTCTCTTCCTCGCCCAGTTCGGCAAAGGCCAACCGTATGTTTTCGTCGATGTTGGTGTCGAACCGCATCGGCTTGGAGTGCATGACGTGGTAGTCGTCGGCATGGCATCCGAACTTGCTTGCAACGACCTCCAAGACCTTGAACTCTTCGTCGCCCCATCCGTAGTCCTCGTCGTCCTCTTGGCCCCAAGTCGGTTCGCTGAACTCTTGGGACTGCACTCCGAGCATCGTGTCAATCTCTTGGGCAGACAGACCGAATCCTGCTGATAGCATGGTCCGAGCCATTTCAAGAGTGATTTTCTCCTGCATATACTGACGCACGATTCGCATTAGGTTTTGGTACTCCCTGCCCGACAACTTCTTGATGTTGTCGTTACTCTGCAAGGCTTCCACGGCTTGGGGTTGCTCGTCGGGTTGGGGGTTAGGTCCAACCACGTCGGCAGGTTTCTCCAAAGGTTGCAGACCTGCTTTTTCCCTCAATTCGTCTTGGGTCATTATCTGCAATAGAGCCTGCTCGCTTAGTCGCTCCGTGATGGGTTCAACGGGGATCAGTTCCATCCCTTCCACGCCATTGAAGGAACCGAGGTAGTTAATCATCCGCTCCACTTTGCGGACCCGGTCGTTGACATAGGTGGCCTTGAACAACTCGTAAGCCTCGACCAATTCGTTGCGTCCACCCAATTGGCCTTCGGTCTTGACTCCGAATAGCATGGGGTTGGTTACACGGTGTGCGATAAAGATTTCTTGTTGGATTGCTTTGTTCAGTATCTCGAACTGCTTGTCCATGTCGCTCGGAGTCAGCGGTTCCAGCGTCGGGGCCTTGGCTGCATCGTCGTTGAAGGTTACAACGAAGCGACCAGCGTTGTCTGTGCCGCTGAACTTGCGTTTGATTTGCCTTTCAATGTCGCCCTGTTCTTCGGGGGTCGGGATGCCGTTGTTGAAATTAATCAAGTAACCGCCCCAAAAGTTGTTGCGCAGATTGTTGTTGTGGAAGTTCGCCACTTGCACGTCTGCCTCAATCCAAGCATTGCCACCGATGTATTCGGGGAGCGGGTAGTGCTTCACGCCTGCTGCATAGACCCTGTAATAAAACAACTGCTTTCCGAGGCGGTTCTCCGGGTCGAATGCAGGGATTTTCTCGATGTCCCCGACCTTCGGGAACAACTGCATCATGTCGTCGTTGTACCAGTCAGCAACTTGGAACATCTTCTCCTCCTTGTCAACACGGATTTTCTCAAAGGGAACATGCTCCATCTTCGCAATCGTGCCAAGTTTCGACCAAGTAACCGCAACCGCAAATCCGTTGAATAACTCCAAGTCCAAGACCAGTTTCTCCGTGATGTCGTTGAGATCCTCGGTGCTTGACATTCCATCGAAGAACTTGATGAACCGGGCCTGCTGCTCCACAGTCAAGTCATCGCCTGCCTGCCATCCTCCGCCCATGATGTAGTTGACCTTGCCGTTGACAATAGCGTTGTGCTTGCTGCTCCTGCGATAGTTGTCCAGCAGGTAGTAGGGGTATTCGTTCGCAAATCCGTAGGTGATGTACTTGCCGGAGCGGTTCTCCAGCATCACGGGAACCTTATGCTCTATCCCAAGCCATTGGGTGAAGTGCTGCGTTGACTTGCTCATAGGGTATGAACTGTGAATGAAAGGGCTGAAATCGTGATACTTGAACCACTATTGATTGCGTTGACGTAGATGGTAAACTCATCGTTGACCGCACCCGTAACGTAGGCCTCCGTGTAAATCGCATGGCCGTCTGAGTGGCTTATTTTAGTCTCGGTCATTGACTCGCCTATCGGTGTGTTGTTCTTAGCGATGTAGACTTTGATTTGGTTGTTGTTGCCCTGCTGCGCAAAAACCATGGATGCAGCGATGCGAAGGGTCGCATTTGTTGTGCCTCTGTAAGTCAGCGAGTTGGTAGTGCGTGAGAAATTGTAGGTTGACAAAACGCCCGATTTCATTGCACTTGTCAACTTAACACTTTGACCTTGCGTTGGCGTGAAGGCTGTGTCGGTATCGAGGTAAAGGTTCGCAAAACCCCGTTCCCGGTCAAGCGTTGCGGTATCGGCAAGGTCGTCGAACAAGCCGCCTACACGGGATGCGGTGTTCGCCCCGGCAGCGGTTTCGTTGGTGATGGTTAATGCACTCGCTTGGAGTTGGCTTCGTGTTTGTACGCTCATTATGCGAAAGTTGAGTCAAAGGTGGAATCAAAGACACCCTCGTTGGATGCCTCGTAAACATTGTAAGTAATTGAATTGGCGTAGGTGTTGAATCCTACCGTTGCGGTTTGTACAAATGCCAAGCCCGTTTCAACCACCGCAAGGGCTGCTGAAACCGTGCTATTGGTATCGTAAACTTCGTAACGATACGAGCCTGTTTCAATCGACCCCACGGCAAGCGAAAATTGGTCATAGCGGTTGGTATAGGATGACAGGTTTGCGGATTTCAGCAGGGTGAAATCGGTCGTGGTATTCTTTGCGATGCTCGTGAGGCGCAGGATGTACCTGCTCCCCGTGCTGGCTCGCTCGGTCCAAGTAACCGTTATTGTGTTGGTCGTTTCAGGGTTTAGGTAAAGCATCTGCTTGTAAATGTGAGATGCCCCCGAATTTCACAATTTGCGCCCAATCTGCCTGTATAGTTCGGCCCGCTTCTTGGCGGTTTCGGCCACGTTGAACTGCTTCTTGATGTCCCTCGTTAGGTTGTCAGCCAAGCCTTTCCGCAGGTCGGGGTCAAGGATCAACTGCTTGATGTACTTGTACCAATCTTTTGGCTTGTTGTAGGGGACCAAGAACCCGTTCTCTCCGTGCTTGATTACATCGGTATAAGGAATGGTTTCGGATGCTATAATGGCCTTGTTCATCCACCCTGCCTCGACGACCTTCAACTCGGACTTCAGTTTGTTAAACTTGGTATCTCGGAGCGGTGCAAGGGTTACGTTCACGAAGTTGTAGCCACCGACGTAGGAGTAAATATCCGCTGCCTGAATGCGTCCGTAGTTCGGGTTGTTGCCTTGGTCGCTGATTATCTTTTCGTACCCCTCATATACTGGATTGTTGTCGTTCCACCCTCCGAGATAGAGGCGGTACTTGCCATCCAAGTTTGCGTCCCAGCGTAACTTCTGCATACCCTCACGGAGCAGTTCCATGTCCTCGCCATGCTGCGCCCCACCGAACCATCCGAACTTGACGAGATGCTTGTCGGGTTCTTCGTCGGGATTCGGGATGAACTGCTGATAAGCTTCGTATGGTTCGTTCTGCAATATGCTCACATTCGCATTTAGAGGCCGTATGCGAGAGGCAAGGTGTTCGGTGGTACAAGTTACCCAATCGGCCAATTTAATGTGCTTACGGATGACCTCTGCCAGTTTGGTTTGGTGATAGTGGCGGTACATGATGTGGCCCGATTCCAGCACCCAATAGTCGTCCAAGTCAAGGATGACTTTCGCCCCGAATTGGGTGAGGGCTTTGTAAACATTTTCGACTTGCTCCATATTTCCCTGACACCAAAGCCGGCTGAACAGGAACAGGTCAATCGACTTTAATCCCTCGTCGCTGATGGTGGTGATATTCTCAACGCAGACGTAATCAAACTCCGGGTAGTTGTCGCCCAAGTATGCGTTCGGCATTTCAAGGCGGTAGAAACTGCACCCGGTTGGATGGGCGTTGTAAACGATGCAAATCTTCATGGCCGTAAAAATAAGAAGGGCAGCCATTGCTGACTGCCCTCCCAAACCTCAGATGATGAAAACCTAAGTCAAAGATACTACGAACCGAGTATCTGCGTAGTCGATGGTGTAAAGACTGTGGATGCGATTAGAAACATCGGGTCAGGCTCCATCCCGGAAAGTGTTATTTCGTAGCCATTTCGGTCGCCAAAGGCAGTGCCAGTTCCAGCGGTTCCAGCAGTTGCCTCAAGGCCGTTTATAGCACCAAGCAACCAGTAACGACTGTTGTTATCTTGAACGATGACGATGACTTTACTACGAGCGAGCAAACGGAGTTCATTGCGTACTGCGACTTGCAGTTTGTTGATGGTGAAGGTTACTTCGGGGGTGTAGAAGATTGTGCCATTCTCCATGCTTGCGTTCAAAGTATCGCTCATAGATGACGTGGCTTTGGTCAAGTCGTACTCGAAGAACCCACCCGAAGCGTAACCCGTGAACCCCGTAACCGCACCTGAAAGGTTAGCGTTACAGGACCCTGTAGAAATCCAATTTTGGACGTAAATTGTTTTGATGCCACCGACTGAATCACGGCAGCCGAGTGTGTAACCAGTTGTTAGTGCGCAGGACATATGTGTATTTGGGGTTTAAGTTTCAAGAGAACAAAAAAGTGAGGGGAGGTTTCCCTCCCCCCTACACATTAGGCCAATCGGAAGTCCACAACCAAGTCTGGATACGCCATTTGCACGCCTGCTTTGAAAGCTGCGATACTCCGTACTTCGTCGTTTTCGCGTGCATAAAAGATGGAAAACTGCTCTTCGTCAGACAGCAAATCGCTCGCGTAAAACAGGTTGCCGAGGTATGTGCAGACGATTCGGTTGGTATTAGTCAAGCCGGGAACTGCGATGACACGGACGTTTGTACCGGGATAAACAAACTCACCATTGGCAAGGCTTGCGAGGTCAACTTGGTTGTACAATACTGCCAAACCACCCGTGGCATTTCCTTGCTTGAAGGCTTGAACCAAGGTGCGGTAGTTGTTCCAACCGCAGAAGATAACAAGGTCTTGCTTCGTTAGGATGGCCTGTGGGATGTCGTTGTAAATCTTGTCAAAGATTCCGATGATGTTGGTTGCGGTAATTCCAACGGAGGCAGAAACAGGATTCCAAGTTGTGCTGGAAGCGTTTGCAAGAACAACGGTAGCAGAGGCAGCGTTCAACAACTGGTTGACACCGCTGAAGTAAGCGTTACCCTGCCAGATAGCGTTTTCCAACGCCTCGGCAATGCGAAGGGCTTTTTGTTCAGCGAAAGCCTGCTCGAAAGGAACGCC